ATAAGAAACCTTTTTACCAGTTTTCTTAGCATACTTCTTCGCAGCTTTTTTACCAGCTTTTGTATACTTAAATTTTTTCTTGCCAACTTTAGGCATATCTTTTTTTACCTTCTTTTACTGCATTGCTCCAAAATTGAGTATTCTTTTCTTTTCTTTCTTTTATATCTTTTTCTATAACATTATCTAAAGTGGTTGTAGAAAACTCAATATCAGACCTTTTGCCAACTTCACTCATCATATACATATTAGTAGTAAATTTCGATTCAGAAGATTTGTTACCACAATTTTTGCAGTAAAACCAACCCTCTGGATTGGGAGATTTACAATGTACACAACTATTCATAATTCTTTAATATTTCGGGGGCTACTCTTTATCAGTAACCCCCACAGTTAAATACTGTTGTCCTTATTTATTCAGACTTAACTAAAAGTGATATGTGCCTTATCAGCTGCCAAGCTAAAGACATAATAACTGTCACCATCGCAAACAATAGATGCTCTGTCACCTTTGGTAGCACCGCTAGCAAAGGTTAAAACATCAAAGCCAGTTGACTCTGTTTGAGCAGCACCATCTTCACAATCAATACCATGACCAACCATATTATCACCATCATCTGCAGTTACTTGAACAGTAACAGCATTTGTATCCACAGTATGAAGAATGAAGTCAGCATGCCAACCCATTAATTCATTATCTTTAGTTGCACACTCAGGAAGTGTGACAGCATAAGCTGCACTTTGGTCAATCAAAAATAAAGTTCCAGAATCTTCTACTGTAGCAGTATATGCTTCTGTTACCCATTTGATTTTTCTCCGATTATCAGCTCTACCACTATTCTTTTCTAGTATATCAGCTCTCATAATTTACTCCTCAATTAATTTAAGTCAGTAAATGAATACAACATATGAGTTTCAGGAATATTTACCTCAAGACCTGCTTCTGTAAGAATCATATCTTTCCGTAAATCTTCATCACCCTGTTGTACATTAGTGATTACATGAGTATCTCTGTTAATACCATTACCGACCAATGGTCTGTAAGATAGCTGACCCATATCCGCAAGAAGCATCATTCCACCAGACATACTTCTAAACAATGGCTCACGAATGATAGACATATCACCGTGTACTGTGTTTAGTTGCATAATACTGTGTCCAAATGCACCCTCACGTTGAGTAGCTTGGAAATTATAGCGATTACCTGTATCATCTGGGTCTCCCAGAGAAACATCAATAAAGCTATTGTTTCCAACCTTGTTTAGGTAAGAGATAACAGGTAAACCAGCTAAAGCTAACTTACTATTACTCCCTCCACGAGCAGGGTCAAATAGCACTTCAAAATCAGAAAGAAAAGTATCGTATGTTATTGAAGACGAAGCTGCTGCCGCAAAATACGGAGCACCAGAACTATAAGAAATAGAACCCGGTGTTTGAGCTTGACGATTAACAATAATATGTCCTAAAAGACCTTCTGTAGTTTGAACACCACCTGAACGACCACGCTGACCAAAGAGCATAGCTCTTTCAATGTCAACCTTATGTTCACGGAGTTTTAAATTCCAGAGCCTCTGCCATTCGTTTGCATATCCTCTGTAATTAGTAGCAATAGACGTATTAGTCATTTCTGCGGCTGTTTTAAAGATTTGAGTATACCCATAATCATCTTCTAATGCTTTAGACCAGACATCTGGAGCACCAGAACCTTCAGCATAGGCAGAACCAATAACTTGTGCTTTATCACCATCAACTACTGCATTATAACCAGTCTCACCTGAGTTACCAACACTCATACAAGTCACGTCACAACGAGTTTCTGTAGTTCCAACACTTACGCTATCAATCCTGAATACTGCATGGGACTTACCATCTACAACATCCACAGCAACAACCATACCCGGGATAAGCCAATCTATTTGGTCTCCCGCACCATCGTCAAAATCAATTTGACCACTAACACCAGCTGCTAAAGAGCCTAATCCGCTATCTGCGTAAATTTCTCTATTAGTCCAATCAACTTTAGAGCGATTCTCTAAAAATCGAAACACTGGGTCAGAAGTAGGTACTTTTGCTACTTTACTAAGATAAACAAAAAATGGAGATTCTTCTGGCTGTAATTCAGCGACTCTATCGCTGAAATCGTACAGTCGTCGGTTATCCGGGGTAGCTCCATGAGCCGAAGCGTGTGAGTTACCAGCCGTAGTCGCAACGTCTGAACTTTTTAGACCACCTCTAACGTAGCCTGCTGCACTAGTAGCCATAATATTCTCCTATTATGTTTATTAAGGTAATTTCCCTCCATAACCAGTGGCATTTACAATTCCATTCCACATCTCATCAGCCTCATTGACCTTTGCGGGTGGCTGTCCTTGTAGAACACCAGCGGTTCTTGGAGCATTTTTTGCGGCTTTTACCGCATCCAATGTATCAGTATTATTTTTACTAACCCCACTGACATCACGCCATAACTTTACAAGATTATTTAAACCAACTTGCTCTTTTGGCTGAGTTGAAAACTCAAGAAACCCTTTAATATCATCATCTGACATTTTATAGTTATTCCTAAGTTCATTAACAGTATTGTTCAAATGCATTTTAGTCTGCATCTGAGCCTGTTGCTCTGCCATAGCTTGATTGATTGCTTGTCCGGCTATGTTTTGCATTTCTGTTTTAACAAGCCTGCGAGAAGCAGTATCTTTTTTTGGGTCAAAGGCGTCCCAAGGGTTGAAATCGTCAACTTCAACAGCTGGTGATGATTGTTTTTCATCTGAAGGATTAGAAATATTATCTTGTAATACCTTAACTAAATCAGGTCTCGACTCTAGTAAATCAACTAAAGGTTCATATTTTTTCAATTCTCCGAGTTCCGCTTGTGAGCGGTCATACATTGATTGAAATTTACGAGCTTCAGTATTTTCATCTAAAACCGGGTCTTCATTAGTTTCAGCGACAACCCCTTCTGGAGATTGTCCCAAGATAGTTCCATCCTCAAACTGACTTTCATCACCTTGAACTTGTTGTTCGACGTTAGCCTCAATTTGTTCTAAAGTTTCCATGTATATATCCTTTCGAGATGTCTCTATGTTTTCCGAGCCGAACTAGCTTTATTCGCTTCATTATTAAGACGATTAGCTAATTTCTCAACTTCGAGCTTCACCTCATTTTCTAGTTTACTACGTTGTACTCTTCTATCTGCCTTAGAATCTGATGAGACTTCACCAAGTCTAGTTTTGAATTTCTCCACTTCAACTCGTTTTCTGTCTTGTACAGATTCTCTTTGGGCTGTTTGCAAGTCACCCTGCAAATTCTTAACCTGTCCCTGTAAGGACTGGATTTGTTGCATCATTTGTTCTTTTTCATCTGTTCTTCGCATGATGCCTTCTTTATCAAATATTTCTGGATTTTTCTTTAACACTTCTATTTTATCAATAATTCCCATCTGGAACGCCTCTAAATATACACTAAGTTCTGCGTATTTGTTTGTAGGCATTGTAGAACCGGGTTCAATTCTTATATCATGCTGCTCAATATTGTATTGTTCTTTCTTAATATCAATAATAGAATTTGAAACATCATCATAAACATTTACCATTACCTCAGTCAAATCATTATTTGGCTGGGCAAGTCGAAACATTTTCTTAAAACTATAATGACCTTTAGATAAATTATATAAAACTTTACCAAGCCTGTTTATAGAAAACTCAATATCTCTTAACTTAGATTTTGGTCTTTCACTACCAAGTGCTATCATTCTCTCTGTACCACGAACAGTATCCGGTGCTTTATCTGCAACGCCATGCATCATTTCAGGAAGTCCAAATATAAAATCTATATAGAACTCTGATTGCTGAATAAGTTTATAAAACTCTCCAGCTAATGGGGATGGCTGTGGATAATGTGGCTCTCCTTGAGAAGAATCAATCTCAATTACAGCATTTGGGTTCGCCCAATCCTGTTCTAACTGTGAGACATCATCAACACTACCAAGTGGTACTAAAAGTTTTAATCCAGCAGACGCTTGAGCATGAGATAATGCTAGAGACCAAAGTTTGTTTAAAAGTCTCTGCATTGGTTTTGCTCTTGATATATCTGATTTTGGATATGGTGTACCAGTCCAAACATTTGGTAATGGCACTATTGGATAAATATCCGTATTTAAGATTTGTTCATATAAAACAATTTCACCAACTGATGCACAAACTTTTATTCTTGTTTGCTCTACAGGAGCAACTGTTAAAACACCAGTTTCTATTAAATCAAGATTTTCCTGTGAAAAACCAACAAATTCTTCTTCAGACATAATCATCTCTGATGAATCCTGATTATTTATTACATAATAAAAATTAACTTTAACCTTATAGAATCTTTCTAATATCTGAAATTTTTTAACATCCATGTAATCCTTATCTTTTACATCTGCCGGAGTAAAAGCAACTACAGAATTTTTATTTTGAGAAGATGGATAGTCACTTCCTTCAATATCATGATATTCAGAAATCTCATTAATTAATCCGGGGATAGTTTCACCTGTTTCAGGGTCTACACTATCCCCTAATTCAGGGTAGAGGTTAATGAGTTGTTCTTGGGTTAATACGGTAGACAGTATAATACCGTCAGCATCATCGCACCAACGGTTTCTTGCAGAAGGAGAGACGTATACTCTAAAGGGGTCTAGGTATGTGAACTTCACGTCACCTCTACCAAAATCTGATTCTGAATCAACATAAGCATATAAATAACCAAGACCAGTAGTAGCGTAATCATGAATTGCCTGTTTCATTTGTGAATCACCATCGGATATTTGCCAAACATATCCTAATATAGTTCTCCAAACAGAAGCAACCTTAACATCGGAGTCTTCTCTGGGGGTTATTGTAAATGCTGGGGGTCTTGCTGTTAAAACAGCTTTAAATTTTTCTATTGCAGCAGAAGTTCTATCCATTGGGACATCTGCTTGATTCCTTGCAGATAATTCTGAAGATTCATCCTCAGTAAAATGATTACCTAAATAGAAATCAATATCTTCCCTAGCTTCAGTATCCCAATCTGAACGAGCATCTCTCCATTGCCTGAAAAGTTGTTCGTTATATTCCGCTCTTTGGTCTTTTTCCATTAAATAATAACACCTTGCTTTAACAACTCTTCTAAAAATTGATTTTTAGTAGGTCTTTGAGGAGATTCTATTAAGCCCGGAGAATCAGGTAATGTTTTTAACATTTCATTTATTAAAGGTGCTTCATTTATTAAAGAATCTAATAAATAATTTTTATCCATTTCATTTTGTACAGAATCTTTGTATGATTCTTCAGCTATTAATTCATCCAGTAAAGCCTGTATAATGCCTGCTTGTTCTGCTACCCCAGCTGAATCTGGCTGACCTAAAGCTTTATTATATTCACCAAACTCACCCCACTTACCACTAGCATGACTACCTTTTGGAACTTTACCACCAGTTTTATAACCCCTAACTGCACCCGGAAATAAAGAAGAAGGTTCTTCTTTTAATAGATTTTCTATTGCTTCTCTTCTGCCTTTTTTCTTGTAAGATAAAGATAGTCTTTTTAAATCATTTACATTTAAAAATCCTTTTTTATAAAGAGCATCAACTACATCATGCCTTTTTACATCAGATGTTTTAATACCACTGGTGATTTTTTTTAATTGAGATGGTTTTTTTATTTTTACTAATTTATTAATATAC